CCCAGCCATCAGGAGGCCACCTCTGCGAAGGACCACAGCGGGCACTCGTCCCACTCGATCTCGATCGGCGCGTCGACCATGTTCGGCTTCGGCGTCACGTCGGACTCGAAGTTCTCGTCCATGTGCATCGACTTGGCGTCCTCCGGCGTGCTCCACCACTCGGAGTAGATGCAGTGCTCGTGCTGCACTCGCTCGTGAGTGCAGCCGGGGTCGCTCGAATCACACCCGTCCTCGCTCAGGCAGTCCGCCCAGATGTGGCAATCCGCATCCGGGGGCGCCGTGCACGTGAAGGTCGCGCGCCCCTCGGCATCCGTGGTCATCGTGTGCGTGCTCATGGTCAGTTCTCCTCGTGTGCAAAGTTCGGGTGCTGGCCGGCCATGTGGCGGGCCACGTTCTGGAACGACCGGTTGCAGCACGGGCAGACGCCCGCGGCGATCCGGTTCTTGATGCGGGTCTTCGCCGCCTTGTGACCGCGGAGCGAGCGCTCCGTCGCGCCGAGCTGATCGCGCAGCGCGGTCTCGCGCGACTCCGACCACCCACGCAGCCGCTTCTCCCTTTCGAGCTGCTGCTCGAGCTTCTGCTTCTCGGTGGTCAGGAAGTGGAGCTTGTGCCCGTTCGGGCACCACCAGTTCCCACCGTTGTCGAGGCGATCGCGGTACATCTCGACCGGGATCGCGTGCGGGATGCTGCACTCACCGCAGGTGATGATGTGAAGCGTCCCCGTGTACGTCAGCGTGCTCATGATGCTGTCCTCCTCGCGCTCTCGCGCTTCTCCGTCTCGTACCTCTCGAACCACCGACGTGCCGTGTCCATCGACACCCCGACCTTCGCCGCGACCCTCTTCCACGACATCCGCTGGTCCCGCGCCTCGGCGATCACGCGCCCCACCGCGGGCTGATACCGGCTCTTGCGGCCACTGCCAGCACGGAACCCACCCACCTTCGGCAGAGCCGCACGCGACATGATCAACTCCCCGACCGTCACCCGCCGCTCCTGCGCCTCAGCGAACAGACGCCGATACTCCGACAACGGGACGTTGACCTTCACCGGCAGGAACCCCTGAACATCAGAACGGTTCGTCAACCCACACCCCCTCGGTCTCGTCCTGTTCCTGCTTCTGCGCGTAGTAGTCGGCGAGCTTGTCCTCGTAGACCCGGCGGGTGAGCCATTCGATGCGCTGAACTCGGGCGGTACCGCAAGGGCCGCAGGGACCGTTGACGAGGCCGTCGGGGTGCTTGGGGCATCCGATCGGCGGAGCGTCCAGCAGGACGGGGCGCTCGGGGCGCTCGACAGGCGCTCTCTCCACCTGCACGGCCGCCCACGCCTCTGCCCTCGCCGCATCCTCGAAGCGCACCCGCTCCCGCGCGCTCGCCCGCGCGCGCTCCCTCTCTACTGCCATGGACGTCCATGGACGGGCATCCGGCGGGGGTGGGGCCAGCGACGGCGCCCGCCGCTTGTCGGCCTTCAGCACCCGCAGAAGCTGGATCCACTCCCGCATCTGCCCCGACTCCGGGTCCGGCGCTCGGAACGTCACCATGAAGCCCGCGTCGATCAGCATCACCAGATGCCCCATCACCAGGTCCGCTGCCTCCAACGGCGGCCGGTCCCGGTACAGCTCCTGTGCGATCCACCACTCCGACAGCGGCCCGCGGCCGTCCACGTCCAGCAGCGTCCACAGGCCCAACGCCGTCGGCTTCGCCTCGTCCGGCACCGCCTGGAACTCGGGCGACTGCAGATCCTCGAGACTGATCATGCGCTGTTTCGTTGGAGCCAAGGTCGTTCCCTCTCGCGAAGCCCTCGATGCACCTGTCGAGAGCGAAATTCAGATCGTGTTCGTGGACGGTGAAACACTCCGACCACCCGCCGTCGGCGAGGATGTGCCGGGACTCCTCCTCCCGGGCGAACGCCTTCGGGAACCAGCGAGTCAGGACGCGCAGCGCCTCCCGCTCCCAGCTGGCATCCGTGCCGTCTTGCAGGACGATCACGTGCGCACCGGTCTGCACCATCCGGCGCAGACGGTTCCGCGACCATGCCCGGCCCACCTTCAGGACGTTCTCGAGCGGCCACCAGACCACGTAGGTCGCCGCGTACCTCGGCATGCTCATTCGTCCACCTCGTATCCGGCGGCCGTCGCGCACGCCTCGCATAGCCGGCGCAGGTCGCCGTGGCGGAAGCCGTAGAACTGGGTCCGCATCTGGATCAGGTACTCCGGCGTCTCGATCGCGCCACACCCGGCGCACTGCAGCCGGTACGGGGCGACGCCGACGACACCGGACGTGAAGCCGGGGATCGTCGGGAGCAGTTCCACGGTCATCGCGTCCCCCTCCCGTCGGCACCGAACATCCGGTGCGCCTGCCACCGCATCCACTCATCCCCGTACACCGAGCAGCCCATCTCCATCGCCACCGCCGACGAGATCCGCACCCGAGTCACACCCTCGAGACGGAACCACGCCATTTCACGCGGGTAGTACATCGGCACCCGCTCCGGGGACTTCACCCACCGGCGCACCTTCCACCCGTGCGCGAGCGCGTCATCCTGACGCTCCGCCTCACAGGAGGCGTTGCACGTCGCGCACTGGGTGACCCCGTCGACCGGCGGCGGGAGGATCTTGGAACCGCCCATCCCCACCGCGCGGCGGTGGCCGAACTCGAGCGGCGACGACGCACCGCACATCACGCACCTGTAGCCGTCACGCAGGTAGACGTCGGAGCGCGTCTGCTTCGTCGGGGCGCTCACGGCTCCTCCTCCGTGACCACGCACCGCGGGCAGTCCTCCGCCGCCTGCAGGACGCGATGCCACGGGAGCGACGGCGACATCAGCGCGCCGTGTTCTTGGCACGGGATGACGTTCACTCGTGGTCCTCGCTCTCATCGAAGAAGTCGATCTGGTCCGGCTCTGCCATCTCCCGATCGACCTCGGCGAGGTTCCGCTCCGCCTGGACGAAGTAGGACGGCTTCAGCTCCGCGCCGATCCCGATGCGACCGAGTCGCACCGACTCGAAGACCTCGGAGCCCACCCCCATGTACGGCGTGAAGACCCTCTCTCCGGGCAGGGTGCGCATCTGCACGTAGCGGGCGATCACGTCCAGCTGCAGCGGGTGAACGTGCTTCTCGTCGTCCTCGTCGCGGGCGTCACGGAAGGGCAGTACGCGGTCGATGCGCACGTCATCCCAGATGCTGGACGCGTACCGGCGCCAGATCCAGTGCGAGAACCGGTTCTGCTTCTGGTCGCCCTCGAAGCCGCGGAACTGCCACAGGTCGGCGGGGACACACTCACCGCCGTAGTACTCGGTGAGACCGACGGGGTGCGCGGCCGGCGTGCCCTGTCCGGGCTTGCGGAACACCAGCAGCTCGTCGGGCGCGGCATGCCCGCCATACGCTGCGTTGTCGACGATCGTCTTGTGCGCGAGGTTCTTCGCCATGGTGCGCAGCCGCACGGCGAGCGGTTCCTTCCAGATCACGTGTCGGGCGATGAACTCGAACCCGGCCTCCTGGTGCAGGCGAATCACGTCGCCCGGGAAGTCGTACAGCGAGTCCTTCCCGGAGTTGCCGGACGGGACCACGGCGGCGTGCACGGCGACCGTGCGGCCGGGCTCGGTGACCCGCCAGGTCTCCTCGATCACGAGACCGTACGTGCGCCGGAACTCGTCGGGCGTGCGCGCGTTCGAGTGATCGCGGTCCGAGGATGAGTAGTGGTAGAGGCCCATGAACGGCGGCGAGTAGACGGTGCCCTGGATCGAATCCGACGGGATCGACGCGAGCACGTCCATGCAGTCGGCGTTGTAGATCGCCCACCGCTCGGTGATGTTCTGCTTCAGGACGCCAGCCATGCCGGCACCTCCAACTTCTGGTCGTAGACGTGCGGATCGACGCTGATGGCGTCGTTCATGTGCGCGACGAGCTCGGAGAACATCACGTCGGCCTGCTTGGCCTTGCGGTGCAGGTTCTCGAGCACGGCGCGGCCGCCCTCGGTGGTGATCAGATCCACCTGAACGGGGTGCTGCTGCCCGAAGCGCTGCATGCGGCGCGCGGCCTGGTAGTACTGCTCGTAGGAGTGGGAGGGGAAGTAGGTCATCCGGTGCGCGTGCTGCCAGTTCAGCCCCCACGCGCCGATCGACGGCTTCGTGACCAGCACCCGGATCTCCCCGCGCGTGAACGCGGCGAGCTTCTCCTCCTTGGCATCCGGCGAATCCGACCCGGTGACCTCGACTGCCCCGTCGATGAGCTTCGCCAGCAGCGACGACTCATCGTTCAGGTGGCACCAGGCGACGCCGGGCTGTGCATCCTGCAGCGCCGCGGCGGCGGCCTCGCAGCGCTCGGTCAGGGTGCGGCGGGTCTCCTCCCGCTCCTCGGCGAGACCGATCGCGGGCATGTCGAACAGCGTGTCCGCGCGGGACGTGCGCGCCTCGATGACGTGCACCCGCTCGACCAGCTCAGCGAGGTCGTAGCCGACGTCTGAGAATCCCAGGTCGGACGGGCGCCGCACGGCGCGCGCCCACGATGCCACCCAGCGCCAGAACGGCTGCCGCGCGTGGCCCTTCAGTCGGAACCCGACCGAGCGGCCGCCGGCGGCGAACTTCGACCGGGCCGTCGCGGTCCGGTTGTCGTTCACGAAGAACCGCGTCAGCATGTCCATGTAGCCGAGCACGCCGAGAGCCTCCGACTGCGTCCCCAGCTCCATCCAGTCGTTCGGCGCAGCCGTCGCGGTCCCGGCCAAGCGGTACGGCATCCGCCGCATGAACTCCGTCACGACCTCCCGCGTCTGCCCCTCGAAGGACTTGATCGCGCTGGACTCATCCGCGACGACGCCGCCGAAGTCGGCCGGGTCGAACTTGTGCAGCTGCTCGTAGTTCGTGACCGTGATCGAGGCTGCCACCTTCCCGTCACGCGAGAGCGCGGCGTCGTGGCCGAACTTCTCCGCCTCCCCGACGATCTGGAACCCGACCGCGAGCGGCGTCAGCAGCAGCACCGGCTTGCCGGTGTGCTCGTGCACCCGCTCCGCCCAGGCGAGCTCCATCGGCGTCTTGCCGAGACCGCAGTCCGCGGCGATCAACGACCGTCCCGACGACAGCGACCACTCCACCAACGCACGCTGGAACGGGTACAGGTGCTCCGGAAGATCACCCGTCCCGATACCGTCCACCGTCGCCGCCTGCGCGCGCGCCGCGAGCAGCTCCTCGTACTCCGCCAGCGCGCTCATTCGTCGGTCTCCGTCTTGGAGGGCTGGATCAGCGCGGACCCGAAGAGGACGCCGCCGGCCCAGAAGTCGAGCAGGGCGGGGCCGGGCTTGCCGTCGGTGCCGCGGGTGTAGTGGATCGTGGGCGGGTCGGTGATCGCGGTCGCGAGGGCGCGGGCATCGGCGAGGAAGTCCAGGTTCACCGCGGACGGCGGGCCGGGCTCGGCAACGCGGGCGGCGTCGATGAGCCGATCGGTCGGCGGGTAGGCGTCGGCGCGGAGGGGCGCGTCGAAGCGGGCGGAGGGTGCGGTGTCGTCGTCCCACTCCCGGTAGATGACGGTCGCCCAGCCGGGGTGGGTGTGCTCGTCCGGCATGGCCGGGACCACCAGCTGCAGGACGGCGACCGGTTCGATCAGCGCGTCCTTCTTCGGCTTGAACGTGCGCACGTTCTTCCCCGCCCAGACGAGCAGGTCGTGCGGGATGACGACGTCGACCAGGTCCACGGGTGCGTGCAGGGGCAGGTGCAGCTGGTGCAGCCGGTACCCGTCGGTCGCCGTGCACACGGCGGTGAGCCCCTCGGCGACGATGTGCGCGTGGCAGCGGACGCCGTAGATCTCATCGGTCGCGGCCGCAGCGAGCAGCCCGCGGGAGAGCCACCCCATGTCTGGGGTCGACATCTTCAGCTCGTGGACGACGGTGACGTCGGCCGCGTCGATCGTGGTGGTGCTCATGAGTGCTCCGCTCGGATGTTGGCGTTCAGGGAACGCAGGATGTCGATGTCGGTGGTGAGCGACTTACGGAGGTCGCGGCCGAACTCGAGCTCGAGCTCGGCGTCGTCGACCGCTTCCCGTGCGGCGACGACCGGGCCGTCGACCTCGGAGTACGCGCGGGCGTCGGTGATGTTGAACCCCGCCTGCCGGGCGTCCCGGTACGCCTTGCCCTTCGCGATCAGCAGGTCCCGGCGGGCGGCCTTCACCGCGGCGGAGAGCTCCTTCAGCACGACCGGGGCGCGGCCGATCCGGGCGCGCGCGATGTGCAGCGCGCCGGCGACCTGGATCGGTGACGGGAACAGTTCGAGCAGCTCGTCCTCGGACAGGCTCACCAGGTCCAGCGGGACCAGCTCGACGACGGAGTCGGCGTCGATCTCCTCGACCACTCCCGTGATCGGGTTGACGTGCTCGGTCATCGCTTCCCGCCCTTCTTACGTGCGGCCTTGCGGCGCGCGGCCCGGTTCGCCGGGGGCATGTAGTCCTGCGGTGCGCGGCGTGCCTGCGCGACGGCATCCACGGTGACGACACGCTCGTCGGGGACGCTCACCGCGGTCTCGGGCACCTCGACGGATGCCGCGATCGCGGGGGACTCCCACGCCGACGCGGCATCCGCCACCGCGGCCCGGATCTCCCGGCGGCGCGCGCGCAGCGCACGGTGCAGGTCGGTTCCGGCCTTGTCGGGGGTGAAGATGCGGGCCGCGCGGGCGTCCTTCTCGATCGCGTCGAGCAGGGTCTCCGACTCGGCGTCGGCGATCTCCGCCGCCCAGTCGCGCCCGGCGGGCGCCCCGCCAGCATCCGGTGCGGCATCTGGCAGCGCGCGTTCGGCCGCCTCGTCCTCGAGCACGATGTTCCCGAGCAGATGGCGGAACGTCTGCCGGAACCCGACCATCCGCACCGTGCGGCCGAAGTGGCGCATCGGCGAGCGGTCCCACAGTCCCGAGTACTTCTCGGATGCCGCCGGGTACTGCTCATCCCAGCGGATCGTGACCGCCGTCGGGATCCGGAGGTCCTTGCGGTACACGCTCACCCGCGCGTACTCCGGGTGCGGGTGCTCGTCTGACGGCGCCCACGCCTCCACCCACGCGACGCCGTCGTTCGAGAACTCCACCGGGCCCGTGCCATCCCACTCGCCGGATGCGTGGACGATGTGCTCGACCTCGCCGATCGTCTTGACCTCGATCAGCTCTGCCTTCTGCTGCTCCGCCATCTCATGCCTCCTGGAATCGCAGCGACGTCGTGCGCCGCACCTTCGGGTACTCGCGCTTCAGCAGCTCCGCGCGCTCCTTGGCGCGCGCGATGTCGGCCACCCAGCCGCGGTACAGCGGCAGCGAGTCGGCAGCGAACGCGTCCTCGTCGATGCCCGTGGTCTCGGACACGCTCACCTGGAAGCCGCCGGCCTCGCGGATGCCGACCGCGCCGAACCGTTCGGCATGCGGCATGCTCTTCGCGATCGCCTTCTTCAGTGCGTCGGCGGCCTTCTTCTCCGCCTTCACCGCCGTGTCGAGCTCGCGCTTCAACGGGGCCCACGCGTCGAGCGCGGCGGCGACGTCGTCGGGCAGGTCGACGTCGACATCGGGGCATCCGGCATCCCGCCACGCGATGAACAGGTCAGCGCGGTAGACGAGGAACGCGATCATCTCGTCGTCGCGGGGAACGTCGGTCCACGTGGCGCCGTCAGCGGGGGGCTGGTCGTCCTCGTCGCGGATCTCCGACCCGTACAGAGCCGACACCGCGCCGAGCACGTGCTGCTGCCACTGCATCTGCTCCATGTGGTCGCGCGGGATGCCCTTGTCCTCATAGCCGTGCTCGTGGGACTTGACCTCGACCACCACGACAGAACCGTCCGAGTTCGCGCCGATGCCGTCCGGGGTTGCCCGGTGCAGGTCGTTCTTGAGCGACGCCCAGAGGGCCCGGTTCGGGGCCACGGTGTGCAGGTGCTCGGCGGCTTCGTCGAGGAGGGCGTCCTCGCGGGAGTGGCCGGCGGCCGTGGCGCGGTTGCCGCGGAACGTGGACCCGTTCATCATCTGCTCGAGCACGCGCCGCCACGTCTTGATGCCGCCGTGCGCGATGTCCGAGATGATCGATGCCGTCGGTCCCTCGCCGCGCTCGAGCATCCACACCGTGCGCGGTGCGTCCTCCGGGACCACGACCCGGGCCGCGGTGATCTTCGGAGTCACAGTCCCAGCCCCTCTCGCACCATCACGAAGATCGCGTCGACGCGCGCGCGTTCAGCGTCGTAGTCGACCTCTGAGCCATCTGTCCTCCGCGCGCCCTCTCGGAGGGCACGGTCGTTCCACTCCGCCACTGCGATCAGGTTCGCGATGCGCTGCTGCTCGACGAGCGCCAGCTGGGCGTGCAGTCGAGCCAGGTCGAACTGGATCACCGCTGCCATGTGCGGCGCGATCCCGAGCACCTGCTCACGCAGGATCGACAGGCCGACTTCTTCGCACGCCAGCGCCTCGCCGACGTGGTCGATGCGGGCGGTCACGATTCCAGCCCCAGCATCGCCTCGACCTGCGCGCGCTCGGCGGCATCCGGGACGTTCCGGGCGACCATGCGGCGGGCCGCGGCGCGGTCCTCGTCCGTGGCCGGGTTCGGCGTGATCGGGATGTTGTGCACGTATCCGCTGCTCATTCGAATTCCTTCATGGGGATCAGGTCGACGTCGGTCGGGTCGTCGTTCATCAGGACCCGGTAGCGGCCCTTCTCGATCGGTTCGCCGGCGGCGATGTGCTGGTGCAGGTCGCAGTCGAGGAGGTCGCCGGTGAGGCGCTCGACGAGCGGGTGCTGCAGGGTGAACGTGTCGCCGTCGGACTTCACGATGTGGTGGTGGCCGCCGGTCATGTCGATCAGCACGGCCAGGGCGACGGATGCTGAGTCGTCGGCGATGTCGCGCCGCGCGGAGGCGGCGATGTACTTCCGGTTCGCGCGCAGGTTCTTCTGGATGCCCTCCGACACCAGCGCCGTGATCATGTCCAGCTGGCTCACGATGCGGCCCGCCAGGTTGCGGCGCGG